GTTTGTTTGAAGCCAATTGCCGTTGGCGAGACGCTGATCATATGACCACAGTGAGTATTACATGTCCTTTTCCAATAATTCGTACAGGGGCTCGTCCACTGTATCGAAAACATTTGACCTTACATAACAGTTGAGCAAATCCTCCAACTCATCTAAATACAGACCATAAAATTCAGCGATCCAATCACTGAACGTGTCGATGTCGATGAGAACCCTTTCATGTGTGATGGCATGCAAGAGTTTTTCGGGAGTGTCGAGGCCGCTCGTGCGAGCGAACCAAGTGAAATCCGAATTGTCCTGAAAAAAATTGTTATCTTCGCTTTCATAACGAGCTATGAATGCTGAAGATATGACAGGACAATGTCGGAATTCGTAAGCGTAAGATAACGCTTTGCCAGCCATGTATTGAGAATCGGAAACGGCGGGATTTTTAACAGCTTTGACATTGAACCGCGCCAAAGCTTTCCCGAGTTTTGGTAACATGCAGGGCAACTCACCCTGCGTGATGAAACGGCGGCTGAGGAACGTGGATTGACCGTTCAACTCAACCAACATTGCCTTCAAAACCATTTTGAACAACGAAACGGTTTTGACCCAGATGGCAATGCTAAAAACACCGACGACACTTGCTAAGATGTCGTCACCTAAAATCATAGCCAGACCGCGCGGCACCTTTTGATAATCGCAAGCAACACCAAACATTGTGAGGTTGTACAATGAATTGCGGGGGGTGGTGCTTGTCGTCCCTGTCGCAAGTTGGTACGACAACCAGGCTTTCAAACCATGGATGTAACTTACAACTTTGTACTGCTCGAGGGCGATTAAAAGGTCACGGAACCATTCTGGCATGTTTAATTTTTTCAACCACGCGTCGTAAATTAATGCGACACGTTTACGCTGTTCTCTATCGTTACGAGAGAAATCGCCTTCCAAATATTGATCGCCACAGTGGGGTGACGTCACGAATTGGCTAATCGCGACATCGTTAAGCTTGTAGGCGAAGTCAACGGTCAGACCGGCAAACTTGACAGCATGCTGGTCGTGCCTGAACAAATGGCAGGCGCGTTCCATCACCACCATAGACGGTGGACCGGTGACTGAATTAAAAGCATCAGTGCCGGCATAGATGATACGTGGTGCCCATTCAGGATCGCCCCGTTTTAGTAAGACTTCGCGTTTGACCGACAAGGTCTTAACGCCGAGCTGCTGGGTGTCGAGCTCATCAATATTTTCATAGGCTAGTTGCATCCTATCTCGCTTTGCCTGATCAAACTTCTCCATCCAACGCTCGCGGTCAACGGCGTTTTCGTCCCAAGGTTCGTGGATTTGGGGGAGTGCTTCGATCAATTCCATACTTCTATGGAAGACAGAGTCGGCGACGTCGTCATCTTCTTCGGCAAGAAAATTAGACCTTTTGTTGAACGCGGCGATGAAACTGTCGAAATCATTGTTCGTCACAACAGGAATCTGTTGTTCCATGACAGCACCCAAAATGTTGATGGGGTTGTCAATGACTTCGTATTCCGGCCGGTCGACGTCAGTCAACGAGCACGGAACAACCGGAGTAAAATCGCGCACTGGCACGACGGTGGCGCGAGGCCCTATATCGTCGTTGGTGTATTCAGCTCCATCACAACTCACGTTTACGTGAGCTGCGGGACGGACAGCCGCTCGGTTGGTGTTTTCAACTGAGTGTAATTGTCTGTAGAGCGAACGCATGCGGTGGATGCGGAGGTGGGGTTGTGTTGGGGTATACGACTGACGTTAAT